CTACAACGCTGCTGTTGGTATCTGGACTGCCGCAACTGACACAACTCCTTACTCGAACGTAAAAACTTCGTACAACGTAGTTGCAGCAGCTGAGCAGACAGTGTCAACAGACGCTGTTACTCTACAGCTACAGTTCGGTAACCTAATGACCCGTGCTTACCCAGAACTAATCGCTCGTCACAACGAGCTAGCTCTAGTACAGCACGCTCGTGAGGCAGAAGACAACCTGCTAAGCAAGATTGGCAACGCATCTACAGCTGTTACTTCTACAAGCCTTATTGGCTTCGGTCGTGACTTCCTAGTACAGATTCGTCGTGCCGCTGTTGCTTACCGCAGCCGTCACCGCATCGACCCTAACACCAACCTAAAGGCTATTGTCCCTGCTTGGATTTACTCTGCTATGTCTGCTGACCTAACCCTCAGCATGCCTGGTGACGGTACTCTTTCAGTGTCTGAGTCAGAAATCAATGGTTACCTTGCTAACGTAAACGTAACCTTGACTCCTACTCTAGACGGTACTGTCTTTGGTTCACAGAGCGCTGCGGCACTTCTTGAGTTCCCAGACTCATTCGTCTGGTACCTATTCGCAGAGGGTTCATTCCTCTTCCTAGACGGTGGAACTCTTGACCTAGGTATCATCCGTGACAGCTCTCTAGTTGGCACAAACGACTACAAGATGTTCGTTGAAACTTTCGAGAACGTTGCCTTTGTTGGTATCGAAGCTCTAAAGATTACATCGACTATCAACGTCAACGGTGTAGCCGCTGCTCTCCGCGACACCACTGGTGGCGCAACTGCAGCTGCAATCGAGTACTAAAAAACGCAGTGGAGGGGGGCTCGGCAACGGGCCCCCTAACACAGCAACCATACAGACTTTAAATTAAGGATTTCAGATGGCTCTTCCTAAGAATGGCGTTGCAGAGGCAGGGAAAATTGTGCCCTCCGCTTTTGGCCTACTCGCTGTAGTCAAGCCTGAAAACTCAGTCGACGAAGACCGTTGGATTCGCGGGTTTTCCCAGGAATACGAAACCACAGTTGATACCCTAACTAACTGGGACGACACAGACACCACTAGCTATGTCTTGGTAAACAACGCAACTGTAAACTACTATGACGAAATTAAACCATTCTTCATTGAGATAGATGAAGTACGCTCTACTCTAGGATTTCTAGGATTAGATAGAATTGAACGCCTAAAGCGTCAACTTGAAGGCGTTACACAAAAAGCTATAGAGCGTGAACTATGGCACGGCGACATTAGAATTGCACAAAGTGACGACAACAAGGCTTTAGTTAGCAGTGGTGTCACCGTTATAAACTCTGGAGTTGCACTTTCATCAAAGCGTGCACTTGCTCTACTAGAGCATTCAATTGCTACTGTTTCTCACGGTGGCGAGCAAGGAATTATCCACGCTACTCGTGACGTTGTTGCTCTTCTGTCGAGCAACTCAAATATGCTTTTTCACGAAAAAATTAGTGACCACCTACAAACTATGGGCGGAACTCCAGTTATTGTAGGTTCTGGCTACAGTGGCGATGGTCCTAGAGTTGCTGCTGCTACTGCAACTATTAGCGGTAGCACTACGCTGACCATTAACACTTCTACCCCTCACTACTTAGTCGTGGGCGACACTGTTCAATATTCTGTTGTTGGGGCACTCATCAACCAGTCTTCTACTTCTACAGCAGTTGTTACCGCAGCCGACTCTGACACAGTAACAGTTACTATTGCAAGCGCCACTAACCGTTCTCAGGAAGCGGTTACTGGCTATATTCAGCAGCTGGGAACAGCTTCTGCAAAATGGATTTATGCAACTGGCAATGTCAAGGTTTACCTTGGCAATGTTGATGTCGTAAACGACAGCTTGGCTCAAGGCTACGATGTCGCAGGAAACCAGAATGACATGAGACTCAAGGCAATCCGCCCAGCGGCGGTTTACTTTGGAACCTCGATACACCTAGCTGTTCGCGTCGACCTGACCGCAGCTTAAACCAAACTAATAACCTAAGGAGAATAGCTCAATGGCTACTCAAGATTATGCAGCAAGCATCCAAGGTGTGTCAATCCGTGTCACCCGTCTGGACGCTGCTGGAAAACTACTAACTGGTCCTCTGGACAGCTACACCACGTCAGCTTTTATGCGTGTTTCGTTTACCCCTGAATATGAAGAGGGCGACGAAATCACTGAAAAAGGTGCAAACGGTGTTATCTGCGTGTCCTACAAGGCACCAGACACACTAAAGCGTATTACCATGGAGCTCGCTATTTGTGAGCCAGACCCAGAGCTTTCAGCTTTGCTTTCTGGTGGTCTATTGCTTCGCAAAGATATCTCAAACAATGGAAACCCTGCCTTCAAGTCAATCGGTTGGGCTGCTCCAGGTATTGGAGATGACCCAGCCGGTAACGGTGTAGCCGTCGAATGTTGGTCACACGCAGTTTCTGGTGGCAAGCGTGCGGGAGTACTTCCTTACTTCCACTGGGTATTCCCATACGCTAAATTCCGTCAGTCAGGCGACCGTGTAATTGAAAACGGTATGATGGCTAACACATTCGAAGGTTACGGCCTAGGAAACACTGAATTCGGTTCTGGTATTGATGGTCGCTGGGAGTTCCCGGTTGCTGCAGAGCGTCCATACGCTTATGCACGTACATCATACGCACCAACTGGTCTAACAGGCTTCTACACCTGGTCTGACAACTCAACCAACCAGGTTGTATTCTCAGCTAGCGGTGCTGGTACTAAGAACAAGACCACAATCACGATTGCTAACGTTGCTGCAAGCAACACAACTAACACTAACAACATCACCATGCACTTCAGTGCATCTCCTGCTCTTGTTGCTGGTGACTTGATTCGTGTTCAGAACATTGGTACTGAGTTTGATGGCGATGTAACTGTTGTATCCGCATCAACCACCCTTATTACCTACACCTCACCTGTGGCAAACACAACGTTTAACACAATTGCAGTCAACACTGCAGTTGTTACAAACACCGTTGCTCGTGTTCAGGTTCTTAATTCTGGTACTGAGGTTCGTGTCGCACCTGTTGCTACAACTGAGACAGACTTTGCCTCAGCTGCTGGAGATGCTACATTCAACGTTCCTGGAAGCATTGAATACAACCCTGACGCCAACATTGATAACATCATCGTAGCTAACGAAGTCGGCACAACAAGCGGTAACTAATATCTAATAACTCAGTGGGCGGTGCATCCAGTAAAATGGTTGTACCGCCCGCTTAGTTTGATAGACAGAGGAAAACATGGCAAATAACCTGTGGATTCAGCCAGAAGAGCTGGGTCACTATGCCAACACCGAATACGCTACCGAAGCGTGTGAGGTTGCCACCTTCCTACTCTGGGCAATGTCCGGTCGCAAATACACTGGTGAAACTGTTGTAACTGAGCGTTACACTTGTGTACTTCGCAATAACCGCATGGGCCCTTCAACCAAAACAAACTCTCCAGTTCTGTTCGGTGGAGATGTGTTTAACATTCCATCGGGTGACTATGACGAATACTCAGAACTCACCGCAGACGGCCTCTCCCCAGATGCTCGTATCCGACTTCGTGGCCGCCCTGTTACAAAAGTTATTGCTATTCGTAACAAACTTGGAACCATCATTGACCCGTCCAGCTACTATCTAGTCGACCACTCAACTATTCACGTTGCTGCTGGTACTCCTTGGACTCCATGTAATACAGAAATTACTTACATGTATGGCACCCCTGTTCCAGTTGCTGGAAAGATGGCTGCACTAACTATGGCTACAGAGTTTGCAAAGCTCTGGGCCGGCGATGACGACTGTGCCCTGCCGCAGCGTATTACATCTATATCCCGCCAGGGAGTGTCTTACACAATTCTTGATAATCAGGAGTTCATCGCTGAACTTCGCACTGGTCTTTATGCAGTTGACCTTTTCCTAAAGACAGTTAACCCAGACAATGCTCGTAGGAAGTCAAAAGTATTCACCCCTGACGTTCCTCGTGGTCGTTCTTACACAGCCAAGCCGTTGTACTTGACTGCAAATGCTCTCTTTGATGTAAAACTAATCCGAAGTGCGGCCGGCTCCTGGACATCTGTTGGAACTAATGCAAACCTAGCTGCGTTGGTCGATGACACCGGCTGGACTCCGGTTGTCACTCTTCGCAACTACGGTGCTACTAAATCTGTAGACCTAGACACATCTTCCATAACTGTAAACACCGCAACTAACATTGTCACGTTTTCGGTTTCTTATGACAAAGCTTTTGCAGCAATCGGAATGGTTGACCCTGGAACTTGGACGCTATATGCGACCAAGACTATAGCTGGCGTACCAACTGTCAGCGAACTTGCCACGGGCAACTTGAAGATTCAGATGTACGACTAGGAGCGACAATGGGATACTATGATTTGAGCGGTGTCTCTGATGACGCACTTAATCTAAAGAACATGTTAGACGGGGTTCTTGAACGTGTCGAGTCTGTCTATCAGTCCTATAACGTTCCACTGCCCGGTCGTCGTTACTGGATGATTGGCGAACCAGCCCTCGACTGCGAGCAGGTTGTAGTTGCATTTGACCAGCTATATCTAGGAACCCCTGGCGACGAAGTTGCTCAGCCTCACCGCTGTGACGTCCCTCGCAGTGCCACCTTTCGTATTATGATTTCCCGAGAAGTAGCTGTTGTTGGTATGAATGGTCGTCCACCTACAGGAGACAAAATCCAGCAGACTTCTGTACTTCCTACTATCGACGCCTGGGTTCTAATGGAAACTGTACGTGAGTTTGACATGTGGGACGAAACTGGTTACGGCCTTGGTGTTGTTGCTCAGTTGCAGATTTCTGGTCCAGAAGGTGGATTCAACACAGTTGGGCTATCGATAACTATAGCGGTTCCATAATGCCTCCTAGAACTCGAATCACAATTTATGACGCTAAGCTCAATTCGTTCTTAAACACTCCTGCTTATGCTGGCGAGCCTAACCTATGGAAGTATATAGACGGGCGTCTAAATCGCACTGTTATTCGTGCTAAGAAAAGTGTTGGCGTAAAGAGTGGAGCACTGCGTGACAGTATTTATAGCACCCATACTGGAAGTGCTAGAGGTCAGAAAGGGGCTGTAATTGCTCCGCTGTCTTATGCTCTGGCGCATCATCGGGGTACAAAGCCCCACATCATTAAAGCATCTTCTGCCCCTAAGCTAGTGTTTATGTCTGGCAGTAGGCTCATCCGAACTCCAATAGTGAAGCACCCTGGAACTAGACCTAACAGATTCCTTTCTAAACACCTAGACGTTTTAGCTGGACTAAAGCGAGTCTAAATAGGCATTTTTAAGCCATAGTACAATAGACGTAGGCGTAATCCAACGCCTTTCCATTACAACTACAAAAGAAAGATACTACTAAGATGGCAAGATTTAAAGATTTTGGCAAAGGCAAAGAAGACGGTTCAGATACTAAAGAACCAGTTAAGTTTGCACTACACGGTGAAGAGTTTGTGTGTCACCCAAGAATGCAGGGTAAGACCCTTCTACAGTTCGTTGAACTAGCAAACTCAGAAGATGCTGGAGACTCTGCAAAAATTACCCGAGTTTTCTTTGAGAAGGTTATGTCCGCTGAGACATACAAGCGTTTTGATGCTCTACTCGATGACCCAGACAAGATTGTCTCCGTTGAAACACTTGGTGAAATCATTGGTTGGATTATTGAGGAATACAGCAACCGCCCAAATCAGCAGCCAGAGGCCTAACACTCTGGGCGGTTGACCTCTGGCCGTATGTAAATGGTAAAGCACTAGTGAATGGACTGAAACTTGAAGAGATGGAACTCTCTGACATGCTAGATGTCCTTCACTACTTTTACGAAGAAGACCTAAACTACGCTAGCGTGGAGCAGGCTCAAATGACCGAAGCTAGGCGTACTGCCGTATTCAAGCAACTTTACAACATTGATTACAAGTATGCGTCTGAGGAAGTTAAGAACAGAGCAGCTGGAACAAATTTTGACTTTGACCTAGACGACCCTGTGCCTTTTGACCCTGCTAACGCTAAGACTAAACCATTCATTCCGGCAACGGAAGTGGATGCAGATTCCCACAATCCGTTTGGTAGCGTCTTAGACGCACCTATCGGTTAGGGACAATAAGGAGGTGAGCATATGGCAGTAGTCGGTGAAGCTAAAATTACCGTCGTCGCGGATACCCGCGGCGTAAAAGACCAAATCCGTAAAGGGTTTCATGGTGCTACTGCCGAGGCTCAAAAAGCTTCTGATGATGTCTCTAAGTCTTTTAACAAAGGATTAAATCGAGGGCTAGGCGAGAGTAGTGATGCTTTCAGTAGGCTAGGAAAAGAGTCTCGAAGTTTAGCTAGCGCTTTCCATAAACAAGTTCGTCAAAGCTATCTACTTCAAGCCGGCCTAGGTGCTGTTATACAGGTAGCT